ATGGCAGGTGTAGGCGACAACATTAAACCACTGCAACTTGGCAGTGTACAATTTCAAGATTTTGAAGTGCCACCAGAATTAACAGATCTTGGTTTAGTTCAAGCCATGGCTGTTCATGATTTTGGTGGCGGGATACGCGCGATCCAATTGTTCGGTACGCGAATACCTGAGAAGAAGTGGCGCGGATTGTTATTTGGTGCCGACGCAGAATCAAGAGCAAATCAATTGAGTGATATGGCTGACAGAGGTGATCCTGTCACCCTCAGCTATTCCGGCTGGTCATTCTATGGCGTGGTTGAGCATTTCCAAATTATTGCTCAATCTGCGTGGGAAATTCAATATGAGTGCAATTTTGTACCTGTAGATAATAACAGCAGCGGCTCATCATCCTCAGTGCCTGCAACTGCTACAGCTCAATCTCTGCTCAATGCTGCGCAATCGGTGGCAAACAATCAAGCCACAAATCCTGCATCACAAGCCACCATACCAGCTAATGTACAAACTAATGTGCAGAATTTGACAAGCGGCATCACTACCGCACTTCAAAACAATTTCAATAATATTGCCAATATTCCTGCAAGTCTGATTCAGTCTCTGCAAGGGCAGGTTTCTTCAACGAGACAATCATTAGCTTCTATGATCGCGTCAACAGATCCAGCTATTGCGTCTGCTGCAAGAGACTTAGATCAAACTTTGCAGGTGATAAATCACCTATTAACAAATCCGGCTCCTGCACAAAGAGAAATTGATATCACAAATCCAAACTTATTCATGCTTGCATCAGCATTTTATGGCGATCCATCAAAATGGGATTTGATAAAAGACGCAAATGGTCTTTTGGATCCCTTGCCACAAGGCACTTTTCACCTGACTATCCCAACAGATGCTAGCCCGTTTCAGCCAACGATCCCTGTATTATTTCAATGAAGGCAAAGATTAGAAAAGTTAGTTCTAGTGTGACCGTAGCAGGACAGAAGCTTCCTGTTTTGAGTTGGGAAGTGAAGCTTGGAAGTTCCGGAAGTATCTCCACAGTCAGAGCTTCGACTTCGGTATCAATCTTGAATATTGCAGGAATTGATCTAGACGGACTGAACAGTGATCAGCCTACTATCGAGGTGAGAGCCGGATATGATGATAATGAGCAGTTGATTTTTGCAGGCGTCTTGGACAAAGCATTGCCAACTTTCCATGCCGATACTGTTTCATTTACTGGAAGAGACTTCGGCGCACTGCTTGCTGATTCAAAACAAATGATCAGCAAGATTGACTATAAAAACAAAACCATTGGTCAGATCGTAACCAATATTGCGAAGCAACAAAACCTTACTCCGGATGTAACCGATCCTGGTATTAAGGCTGGTGCAGATCTCTGGGACGAAAACGCATATATGCCACATGCGCAGCCATGGTGGTCAATTTTGCAAACGCTTGCGCGTCAATGTGGTTACGAAGTGAAAGTAACTCCTGAAAAGACTTTGTTTTTTGGTCCACCAGATAAAGCTGGCGGAGAACAAATTAGTGTCACATGGGGAGCGCAAGAAGGTGACCCGAACCCTTTGATCGAATGCGAAGGTGAGTATTCTCCGCGCAGAAATGGCAATTTCGAAGTTCATGTGATTTCTTATCACCCTCAGCGCGGGCAGCTAATCAAAGCAACTGCTACAAGTGATGGACAGAGCATCACTATGAGTTCAAGCAGCTCTAAGTCTGTTGGAAGCAGAAAAAAGAAAGCAAGGACCGGCGGGGGTGGAAGTAATTCCACCAGTACAAGCAAGAAGCCCGTTCTTACTTTTCATATGGATGGGCTCACGCAAGAGCAAGCACAGGAAAGAGCTAATGGAATCGCCAAAGATATCGCAAAACGTGAGGTTATACTCAGAGGCGTTCTTGAAGGTCTGCCTTCACTAAAAGTTCACAGTACGCTGAAATTGCTGGGAAATCTTCCATTGCTAGGTTGGGATAAGCGAGATTTTGTTGTTACAGAAGCAGAGCATTCTTACTCAGTTCCGCAAGGAAACAGCCAAGGCGGCGGATATCGAACATCATTTACAGCCATGTCTGGCGTGCAAGGAGCATTCTAATGAACTGGATGGAATTAGCAATGCACCAGGCGCAACAACAGATCCAGGATGTGAAGCTGGTTGTGATGGGACATGTTTCAAGCTATGACCCTGAGAAGCACGCAGTAAAAGTAATGATTCCTCACATGCGAGATGAGGATGATAATCCGCTTGAAACTAACTTTATTCAGCTTGGCACTTTAATGGTTGGCGATCACTGGGGAATCCAGTATGCCCCCAAGGGTGGTGCCACTCCAGATGAGCCAACTCAGGGTGAGCAATGCTTGGTTATGATTTTGAACCGTAAAGACGGCTTGTTTGCATGTGCTCATTTGCTTTTCAACGATGACATGAAACCTCCTGGTGACGGAAACGAAGACAACATAGGCAATGATAAAGGCGGTGACAATGATGATCCTCAAGGTCACAACCGAATGGAAGGTGGCGAGTTTCAATGCCACCACGAAAGCGGATCATTTTTGAAGTTTTATCAGAATGGGGATGTGCAGGTATACACCAAGGCAAATCTCAATATTTATCCAGAGCAAGATTGCAACATTGATGTCAGGCAAGGCGATCTGAATGTCACTGTTGAAGAAGGCGATCTAATGGTAAATGTTCAGCAGGGAGATTTGGATGTCACCTTAGAAGCCGGAGATCTTAATGCAACTCTCTGGAAAGGTGATCTAACTGTCCAGGTTGATGCCGGTGATGTTGATATAGAGACATTGGTTGGCAACATCACAGCCAACACTGAAGCTGGCAGTATTTTAGGGATGACTACATCGGGTGATATCTTACTCAGCAGTATTTCTGGGACTATCAATATCCAGGCAGCGTTAGAAGTGGACATAATTTGCGATTCCATCATCAATTTAATCGCACCAGCAATAAATGCTGGAGTTAATATTGCCACCGTTCAACAACTTTGCAACACTGCTTTCCTGACATTGTTCAATACGCACACGCATACAGATCCGCAAGGAGGATCTACGGGACCGCCCGTTATACCTGCAGTGCCGGGCGTACAAAGTACTGTGAATTTTTGGGCAAGCTAATGGCGTTTACGACGGATCAGAATGACAAAACGCTTTACCTGGAATGGGCAGGTGATTTTGTTGTGGCACCCAACGGTGGCATTATGCTTGCCCAAGGCTGGGACCAAGTGCGGCAACGGATCATAAGGCGACTGCTTACGAACCCTGAGTTTCAGTTAGCCGATGGCACTCAAGTGCCTGCAGGTTATATTTTTAATCCAGATTACGGCGAAGGCTTCAGACGTTTAGTTGGAGAACCTGCTTCTGAGGACTTGCAGAACCGTGTAATAGCAAGGGTCAACTCAGCGGTTTTAATTGATCAATCGGTGGATGCTAGCAATCCGCCGTTGATTTCTTTCTTTCAAACGCCCAGAGGTGAGCTGTATGTGTCCATCATTGTATCTTTGAAGACGCAGCAACAAGGTACTATCGTTCTGTCAGTAAACCCGGGGTAATTTTCTGCCATGGTAATGCCGGTAAAAACATTCGATCAGATGGTTAGTGATATGGTCACTGGCTGGGCTGCAGATCTAGGATTAAATCCCAGTTTATTTGACGGAGATCCCTTACTTGCGATCATGAAATCGATCGCTACGCAGGGTCTTTTTCTGCAAGCGCTTGCAGTTGCAATTAATAAATTTGCGCGTGCATCAACTGCAGTAGGTGCGGATCTCGACAGCTGGATGGCTGATTTTAACTTCCCCCGTAACGCGGCTTCTTTTGCTCAAGGCACTATCCAGTTAACAATCCGGAATGCAAGGACAACAAACACGCTAATTTCTCCTGGTGTAATTGTTCAAACTGCCGGCGGCGCAATTCAATATCAGGTTATTGCTGATACGCTTCAGCCCGCATTTAATGCGGCTCAGAATTGCTACATTCTAGTAGCGGGAACTACAAGCGTGAACGTCACAGCAGTGGCTCTGGTAGCTGGTTCGGCATCGAATGTTCAAATCAATCAGCTATCGCAATTGTCTTCTACACAGGTGGGAATTGATGGTGTATCGAATAACACTGCGATATTGAATGGACAAGATATTGAAAGCGATGCGGCTTATCGGAATCGCTTCATTCTCTACATCAACTCGCTTTCAAAAGCTACTCGTCCAGCCATTCTGTCAGCAGCTCTTGGTCAGCAAGGGGTTGTGAATGTCAACCCGATTGAAGTTACCGATCAAAATGGCAATCCGAGAAACGGTTATTTCACAACAGTTATTGATGACGGCTCCGGAAGCCCACCATCAAGTTTAGTTGCAACTGTTCAAGCTGCTGTTGATGCTGTGCGAGGATTCACTATCCAGCAAACGACTGTGGGACCAACTAAAGTTAACGTAAATATTTTGATGAATATCAGAGTGGCTTCAGGTTACACAGCTCAAGTCGTGCAAAACACTGTACAAGCTGCCATCGTGAACTACATCAATTCTCTGCAAATCGGCAGTTCTCTTTATTTGAACAAGCTTACTCAAATAGCGATTGACTCAAGTCCTGGTGTTGTCTCTGTGCAGCCGTCGTCAGTCACCATCAATGGCGTGCAAAGCGATCTGACTGCAACTCAATTTCAAGTAATTCGCACAATTCTGGGTAATGTCTCGATAGGTACATATTGATGGGTCAAGCGTCACTTAATCCGACGATTATCCCTGATATTGAGCCAGAAGAATGGGCTCAGAGGATCCTTTCTGTATTTCCGCCTGATTGGACAAGTGATAGTGCTAAAGCGGAAGGCGGTGTTGCCCATGGGTTGTTCAAAGCGATCGGCGCTTGTTTAACCGATGTTGAGAACGACCTGATCTATGCATGGCACACTTGTAGAATTGCCACAGCTACAGATGATGCTCTTGATTCAGTTGCAGCGGACTACTTTGGCGCAATTGCCGGATTTCCTGCTGATGTTGTTCGTGTTCCAGGTGAGCCGGATGAGTCTTTGCGTAAGAGAATTTACGCGAATTTGCTTTGTCCAGGCGCAACAAGACAGGCACTGATTTTGGTGCTCACAAAATTGGTTGGTACTCCGCCCCGGGTATTTGAGCCTTGGCGAATAGATGACACATCGGAATGGGATGGCTTCTCATATTTCGATATTGATACCACGCAAAACCCCGGACGAATGGGTGACCCTGGACTGTCATGGCAGGGTTTTGTTGAAACGGCATTGCCGCCCTACAATTCCAAACTTGGCAACAATCCTGTTTATGCCTTCGATATGGGTGCTAGTTGGGATAGAAGCGGATATTTTATAGATCCAGAAGCAACGTGGTGGATGCAGGCTGCCCGCTTGGATGCACTAATCAACAAAACTAAGGTTTATGGAACTACCGTTTGGCGGCGGTACACTCAATTTCCACTTACCGTCAATTTACTTGGTGGCACAGAAAACATTCAAGCAAATGAATCCAGTCATACTGTGACCATATTTCCTCCGTTTGCCGGTCAGTATGTAATTTTGGCTTCAGCAGACTGGAATACTGATGTGTACTGTATTCCAAATTCAAATAGCACATTTAGCTTTTGGTTTGGCACACCAGCTCCGGCTGCCCAACACGTTGACTGGATGGCTGTGCCAATTTCCGATCCAAGAGTTGGCTTAGCCGGAATAATTCCGGAGGCAACTACTCAAACAATAGCAATTCCAAGCCAGTATGCAGGCAGTATTCCAATTGCATGTCCATCCTGGAACACGAACGTTCGTATTTCCAGCATTAGTTCTAGCAGCGTGACTTTTGAATTCAGTTCACCGGCTCCACAGAAAGCTGCATTGGCGTACTATTTCTTTGATGTTAGCAAGGGTGCTAGCGCAAGCGTTCCGCAAGATTCGACGCAATTTATCGTTCCTTCAATTCCGGCAGTTCTTCCTTACCAATTATTTGTTAATCCCAATTGGAATACTTCTGTACAAATAACAAAAAACGGCAGCTCATTTGTGCTGAATTTTGAAGTTCCTGCACCATCGGGCGCGATCGTGTATTGGGGCTTTCATCAAAGCTAAAAATGGGACGGAATAATTTTCAATTATGGTAGGCACCGATGATCAGCCAGAGGTGCTTAAGTGGATCGGAGTATCGCCTACTCGAATGAGCAAATTCGACTGTTCGACTGGCTTCAAGGACAGAAGGATGTTTTGAAGGGATTGGGGAGAGTTGCGCAAGCAATGCTCGGAACCAATGCAACTATCATTTCTGGTCTGTCAGCGTCACAACAACCGACGCCGAACTTGATGATCAATCTGGCTGAAGGGCAGATTTACCAATGGCTCGGAATAGACCTAACTACCTACGGAAACTTAAGCGCTGATGCGTCATTTGTCTATCAGCAAGGCTACACACCGGCACAAACGCTTACTCTTTCAACCGCTCAGCTTTCATCCGGACAGGAACAATGGGTGCTGGTGCAATGTACGTTCTTGCAATCGGACGCAATAAGAACTGGCGATCCCACAAATGGCGTATTGCCGTATTACAACTCAGCAAATCCAACAGTTCCTCTCCAGGGTCCAGGAGGTGGCGGAGGCAACCAGCCTTCCGTGCGTCAAGGAATTGCGCAGGTATCGTTGGTTTATGGTACGCCAGCTGGCACCGGTTTATCTGTTCCGCCAAACCCTGGTGCAAATAATGTGCCTTTGTATTTGATCAAACTGAGCTTTGGTCAAACAGCGATCACAACCGGTCAGATCCTGAAAGCGGGACCAAATGCCTATTCGGGTTATCAATCAGCGCCTTTTTGCAATGGCTTGCTTGCTCAGCACCATTTGGGTGGCACTGGCATGGCGCCAAAAATTGATTTAACTGCAGAAGTACAAAACATTCTTCCGCTTGCAAATTTACCTTGTTCGAATGCAAGCCCGCCCACAGCAGGTGGAAACATTGTTGTTGGTGGCGAACTTCCCGTGTTTTCGCAAGGCAGCGTAAATCCAAATTCAAATGTTGCCGGACAACTCTCAGATCTTTATTTTCAGCAAGGCGCAAATCTTTTCTTTATTTGTACAACAGCTGGAAATGCTGCATCAGCTGTTTGGGCGCAAGTCGGTCTTTCTGGTGGCGTCCAATATATCAACTCTTTTCCGTTTAATAGTGGATTCAAAGCTGGTTGGGATTATTTGCTCGACTCTGGTAACAGTGCCGCTTCAATTGTGTTACCCGCAGCGTCGTCAATCTCATTGCCGATGGGAT